AACATTTTTTACTTTCTTCCGAAGAAATTGCTTCAACCGAAGTATTTTTCGAAAAACTATATGAATTATTTAATTTTAGAAGCATACTGAAAAGAAATATAACTAAAAATTTTGATGATACAGATGAAAGTAAACCAAAAACAGAGCATATTACGGCATATGATGGTGATGCGATTCGTAGATGTCTTCATCTAATTTTTGAACCTGCTAATTTAAATAAATATATCTGTTTTTTAACCTATAAAATTATAAAATCATTTTACAGTGTAACTTCAAAAGAACTAGATAATGAATTTTTTGATTTCTATCAAAGAAAAATGAATGGACAAAAAAAAGAAAATCCAGAAGATAAACGAAATATAGGTGTTGTTAATCAACTAGCTGGAGAAATGATGGGTAAAATATATGTTGAAAAATACTTTTCAGAAGAAGATAAATGTAATATTGAAACTATGATAGAAGGCGTTTTAAGTATTATGAAAGAGTCGCTTGAAAATAATGATTGGTTAACCGAACCTACCAAAAAACAAGCTATTCATAAATTATCTAAATTTTCATATAAAATAGGTTATCCAGAGAAATGGAAAGATTACAGTAAATTAAATATAATTTCTGATATGTCACTTTATCAAATATACAAGGAGTCAAAAAGATGGAGACTTCAAGTAGAATTTTATGATAAAATTAACAGTAAAGTTGATAAAGATGAGTGGCATATGACTCCCCAAACTGTGAATGCCTATTATAGTCCTACTCTTAATGAAATAGTATTTCCAGCCGCAATTCTACAAGCACCATTTTATCATAAATCTATAGATACAATTAATAAAGATTTGGATCTGGGTTCAGACATAGACGGTATTAACCCACAACTAGTTATTTTAGCTTCTAATTTGGGAGGAATAGGAGCAGTTATTGCCCATGAGATTACACATGGTTTTGATGATCAAGGTCGAAAATTCGATTCAGAAGGAAATCTAAATAATTGGTGGACAGAAGATGATATTAAACTATTTAATCTTAAATGTGATAAAGTCAAAAATATAGCTAAAGACTATAAATATGTAAGTTCTGAAAATCCTGATAAGACTGTTGAACACTCAATGAATCCTGATTTAACAATGGGTGAGAATCTTGCTGATTTAGGTGGTTTAAGTTTGGCAAAAAAAGTTCTAAAAAGTAAGATTATAAGTGAAAAACTAAATGAAGAAGCTTTATTTAGAATATTTTTTAAGTCATGGGCAAATATATGGAAGTTAAACATTAAACAAGATAGAAAATTAATGTTATTAAGCTGTGATCCTCATGCACCTTGTGATTTCAGAGGTAATTTAGTAAAAAATTGCGATGAGTTCTATAAAGCTTTTGATGTGAAACCTAGTGATAATATGTATTTAGCAGAAACAGAGCGTCTCTATATGTGGTGATTATAAATTAAATAAATATATAAAAATAATGTATTTATATATATATTATGCCAAGAGGATACAAGCCAAGAAACAAACGTACATACAACACGGCATCTAAAAGAATGCCGCCACCGCCTGCTAAAGCTCCTAATAATCAATCTCAACAAGGAATGGGTATAGGTCAGTCATTTTTAAGTAATATGTTCCAAGGATTTTCATTTGGAGCGGGAAGTCAAATCGCAAGAAATATGTTTGGTGGATTAGGTAACACTCAACCTACTCCTGAATTACAACCAATACCTTTGTATAATGAATCAAATGAATGCCAAATCTTAAAAAAACAACTTTCTGAGTGCAACGAACAATACGTGCATGATTGTGAATATTTGGCAAAATATGTGGAGTCTAAATGCTCTTAAAAATATTCAATAATACACATTAATACTCTAGTTGGGAAGATATTTGAAAATTTTATTTTCAGAAGCCTTTTAAATTTTTTATTAGATACACGTCTCCTGTGCTTTTCCCATTTATTCACGCTATTATGATAGAGTCTATATTTTATATGCTTCAGGATCGATTCTTTATTAGGATTATAATATGAGTAAAACCCTCCATCATTAATATTAAATTGATTTATGAATTCATTCGTAATATTGTACATAGGATATATTTCATTTGTAGGAACAAGAGAATCTATTTTGTGATTTAATAAAAGATATGTATCTAATAAATATTGCCTCCGATCATAGTTAGCGAAACATAAATTATCTAATGTTTTACATTTTTTACAGTATCTGGCTTTTTCTGTATTTTCGTAATCAGCTTCAGATATATTATTTTCTGTGTTACAAATTAAACACAACCAGATCATATATTTATTTAAATAATAAGATTTAAATGATTATATGTATGACAATATCTTAGCTATATTTTATTTATATATTATTTATCAATGTGTAATTGTAGGTCTGTTGGTTTTAGACCACCTAGTTTTTAGTTACTTATTGCTACTAGATATGATGATAAAAAAAATATTAGTCTATCCCACTATATTATTTATTAGTATAGCTTTTGGAATGGCTCTCCTTTTTACCTATAAAATTGTAAAGTTAATACTACAAGATATCAATATCAGGACTGTTTCTTCCGGTTGAATTGATAGGCATTTTTGTATTAGACCTTACTGTAATCTCAATGTTATTATTTTTACTAATAGTTTTCTTCTTAGAACTAAAATCACAAAAACCAGAGCTAAGGCACCATTTTGAGAATACACAAACTATGAAAATTAGAATAACAATAAGAATAGTGTAATTACCAGTTTTCCAAACAAAATCTTTGGGACATTTAGACGCCCTTTCTGTAATAAATATACCTGATTTTTCTAAAGCCTCATTATCAAAGTTATATACATTATTAAATTTATCTGTAATAGTGATATTTCTTCTCTGAATATTATTAACACAGTTTGACCAATTTCCAACATTAAATATTAAATCGACCACGTTATTACCTTTTGTTTCATTCATTTTTTAAACTATGAATAAAAAAATTTGTTGTATTCAAATTTTTAAGGTAATGTATCATAAATATCTATTATGTAATATTTTATGGTAAATTATTAAATTATACCAATATATATATGAATAAGATATGATAACAAATAAAAAAAATTTGAATATAAAAATAATTTATAACTCAAAACATTAAAATGTGTAAGAATAACGATGACGTCACTCTTTCTGAAAATAGAGATAAAGAATATAAATTTGAATTAGAGCCACTAGACATTGAAAAGAAATATTACATTCCTCAGTTATATTATAAAAATCATGATAATCTATGGAGAAATGGTAATCAACAATCTACATATGAACTTATAATTTATGTAAGAAGAAAATTGACAAATAATACATCATCACAAACTTCAGATATAGATTGTCAATGGATACAGCATATTTATAATATTATTAGAACACAGCCTAAAAAATATGGAAAATTGGCACTAAATGATAATTGGTGTCATCATTTTACAGATGAACAACTTCAAAACTTTTATGATCTTGTAGAAAATACAGATTAAGTTTTGAATAAAAGTTGGCATTCTCCATTTTCTATTTTTAAAATATTGTAAGCTGTAGTATATAATTTAATATCATACTTAGTATTTTTTTTGTCTAAACTTTCATTATCAAATGGTGATTTTAAATTAAATAATAATTCAATCGATTCAAAGTTGGAAAAATTGCACGCTCCCGACGGCTGATATTCCTCTGGATTAATTGAAAAACTATAAATCATAGTTCCTCTTGGTAAAACTCCGGTGTGATGATTATATGGTTGTATTTTATGAAAATAGTTATAATCTCTCGCACCTAATCTTACATCACCATTAAGTTTTATTTCAAGCGATTTAACTATATTTTCCGTAAAATATTTATAGTTTGCTTGTGTTATTGTTGGAATATCACGAATATTTCTAAATTGCCAATTATTAACCAATTTATGTAAATCATTATTATTAGGGGCTTCATTAGCTTTTATTTTATTTTTATTAATATTATCTAATAAATTTATAGAAGATTGATTATCATTAGTAACTTTAAAAATTTCTTTTCTCTGTTTAGTTCCTCTGAAATCAACTTCTATAAAAGTTTTATTAATTATAGGATAGGTAATATTAGTACCTCTTATTTTAAATGTAAATGTGTTATCAGTGGATTGGATAACTGGTTCTATAGTTCTTGCGGAATTTGTTCTAAATAGCCCGTAATAATATAAAGGTGATATATCATTAGGAAGAGGTTCTGGTTCATAATACATTTTAGTTTCGTTATTAACGTTATCAACAAGTTCAGATGAGCTTTTTAACATATTCGTATATTGACGTGAAATTTCACGATGCCTCTGAACAATTTTACTATAATAATTATAGCATAATTTATATAAATAATTTTGTTCAGAAAGTATATTAACATCATCTAATGAATCTAGATTAGTATAATTTGAATGTTGGTTATTAATAGTTGCGTCGTCTCTTTTAGGAACAATATATAATTCTTTAGTTGGATTAAATAATTCAACTTGAATTGTTGATTCATTAATATTACCAATAAATTCGGATTTAGATACTCTTTCAATAAGATATCTATGTTCAAAATCTTTTAAAAGAGCAGATTCTTCTTTGCTTAAATATATGTAATTTACATCTAAAGCAGGTTTTAGTAACCAAGAATCTATTTTATGACTTATATTTGTTGGTCTTACAAAATGTGTTCTTTCAATTTTGTCATCATTTATCTGGGAATTAATTACGCTTCCTGATGCATCCTTTGATTTTAATATCGTTGTTGAATCAGTAATACCTATATGATATAATTGTTTTATAGGTTTTAATTCTATTTCTAATTTTACAGGTATTTTTCGTAATGAAACCAAAGGAATTTCCTGTCCATCATATTTACTAAACCAAAATGGTAATGGAACTATTATTCGTGAACTATCTGTATTAGGTAATGTGTCTGTAGTATATTGGGCATATCTATTTTCTAACACACGATAAGGTCTATTAAGTTCTTTGGTATTTCCTACAAGTTTATTATAAACATTTAATTTTTCCTTACTAAGATGGGTACTATTATATAATTCTATATATTCACCTTCTAATGTTTCAATCAATTGTGTGCCTATAAATATTTTAACTGTGTTAATTATTGATGAACCTAGATTTTTTACCCATCTAAATGGATAATTTTTAGTAATATTAGGCAAATCAAATTCTAAATTAATGCCTCCTAATAATTCACCATATTCAGGTATTTTAGCAAATAAAGTTGTAGGTAAATCATAATTAAGTGATTTTGAACCCTCAAATTCAACTTTAATATTCTGCATGGCAAAATTAGAATGACGCTTATAGACTACATTAAAATAAGATTTCTCTGGATTACCTGTAAAAAATATATCCTGATTTCCCATAGCAGCGAGTTGTAATAAAGCACCCGTCATTTATAATATAGCTATGTAATAATCTTTAGTATTAAATTGTAATATTAAAAATTATTTATATTTTAAATAGTAATTCAGCCATTCCTGATTTTATTTCTAAAACATTATAGTATTTCATGTAAAGAAGAATATCATATTTATATTTTTCAGTTTTTTTAAGATTATCATCTATATCTTTCAACTTAATTTCAAATCGAATATTTTTGATTTCACCAAGATTACTCGTTCCGCTTGGATCATAATTATCTGGATGAAGCGCAAAACTGTGAGAACATATACCTTCTAACATATTATTATGATGCATAAAAGGTTGTATTTTATTAAAATATTGATAATCCTTCCTGGGTATTCGGTTTGTTTCGTCATAATCAAAACTTATATGTTCGATTATATTTTTACTAAAAAATTTGTAATTATCCATAGTTATTGAAGGAATATCTATCTGATTTCTATGTTTCCAATTATCGATTAATTCTTGTATTTCATTATTTGAAAGCTTATTATCAGAAGTAATACTGTATTGGTTTCCATCAATAGTATGAGTAATTGATTCATCAGTAAATTTAGCAAGATAATGAATAGGTGTTTCATAGGTAACATTATCATTTTCATGATTTTTTCTTGCTAATTCATAATAATATGTTTGATTTTTCTCAATATTGCCATCCATATAATAATCATCATTGTTTGTAAAATTAAGCCAATTATTAGTATTTTTAACGTCGTTTCTTCTGGGAACAATGAAAAATTCCTCACAAGGATGATGTGGCATAGCATTTGTAGGATCGTCTCTTGTGTCAACCATACCTGTTTTATCGTTAATAATCAATTTTGTTATTGGTTCTACTATATATTGTAGGGTAGATTCTTGAAAATCCTTTTTAAATTGTCCACTTAAAAATATATAATCCACATTTAAGATTGGATTTATATTCCATCTATTATTTTCAAAAAGTGATAGTATAGTTTGTTGATCAATAGTATTACCGTGATTATTTTTTACACTAACTGATTTAATACTATTAATATTAAATGTAAGATTTGGATCAGATGTTGTAATGGTATATCTGTCAAAATAATTGAGAAGTTCTTTTAGAGGTCTCAACTCTATTTCTACTAAAGCATCATGATATAATAAACTTGATATAGGTAATGACGCTCCTATATTTCTATGGAACCAAAATGGAAGTGGAATCCTTATATTTTTACTATCTATACTTGGTAATGGTTCTGTATTCGGATTAATGTAATCACTATGCTCAGTGTGAACAAACTTATTATAAGTATTGTTTTTGTAACGTAGTTTTTCTTTTTCCAATAGATTATTTAATTTATCTTTTTGATCTTGTGTATTTGATATATTATTATGTATAAACATGTATTCCGCATCATATTCTTCTACAACTATACCTCCAACTAAAATACGAGCGTTTTTAATTAAAATATCGCCAATATTATTAGCCCAATGTAAATGAATTTTGTTACTATCTTTATCGGAAAATATAGCAGGAAGATTAATTTCAAGAAATAACTTGTTTATTAAATCTCCATTTTTATCTAATTTTAGTTTAATTTTAGTTGTGTTGTCATAAGATAAATTACCTATAAATTCAAATTGAAGATCAATTGTTTGAATAGCAAAATTAGAATATTTGTGATATACCTTTTTAAAAAAACTTATCTGGGGATTTTTTGTCAAGTATACATTTTCTCTACCTTGAGAATAAAGTTGTAATTTAGCTCCAGTCATTTATAATATAAAAATAAATTTCCTTTAGTTTTATATTAATTAATTAAAGATTAGTTATGATTAATACTTATCTTATGTCATTAACATCTTATCAAAAAAGTCTTGTAACTATTGATGCTGTTGGTCCCTGTTTAGCTACTTTAATGTTTATATTTTTACGATATTCTGATAGAATATCTCATAGTCTTTGGTTGACATATTTATTTGGTATAGGAATTGGATGTATTTGGGAAATTCCATTTGGACTAGCAGGAGATGATTTTTTGGTAGCATCATTTGATAACCCTCTTGGATTTGGAGTTCATATTCTTCATGCGTTTTGGGATAGTCTAATATTCTTATTTGGAATGTATTTTATTCATATTAGAAACGATAATAGATTATGTGGATTAGCACAATTAGGACTACTAATAGTATATGGTTTACTTCAAGAATTTATAGTAGAGCTTTTATTTAATAATCATTATTGGTATTATAAAACTGATAATAGACATAATCCAGTTGTATTTACAATTAATGGAGTAAGTTACACATGTGTTCCTTATCTAGTTTGGATAGTTTTTCCTATTTTGTATCTTGCTGGAGTATTTGCTATTATTGATACCTATGGTCCTCTTAAAAGAAATGGTAGAAGAGAAATTAATGACTCAAGGTGCCGTAATTTACTACACTCAGCTAATAGCGATGAGTTATGGCCTTCAGCTCAAACTACTGTTACACAATTGTAATTAATCAAGTTTGATATATTTATTTTTTACATCAGGTAGTTTTTTATATCTATTAAATTTATTTACCAGATAATTGTATTTTCTGAAAAATATATCAGCTGACTTTTCTAATTTAAATCTTAATTTGCAAAATGTTTCATTATTTGTAATATCAAATAGAGTAACATATTCTTTATTTAAAACACATTCAATATTGTTGAAAGGTATGCTTCTTGAATGACAATTTTTCTGTTCTTTACAAATCATTAGTGTTCCATTTACATCTATATGTAATATAACAGTTTCAAGCGATCCTCTATCAATAATATCAATTTCAATACCTGTTACAATTAGATCAATAAAAGGAAGTATACATTGTTCTTCACTTTTAGTTTTTTTTATATGTTTATGAAATACATCAAAGCAATCAATCACAGATATCATTTAAATAGAAAACATATTTATTTAAATAATAATTAACGAACTTTAGATTAATACCATAAACCTTTTATTTTAGCTTCAATTATGTATAATAAATTTTGTGTAGAATATAGACCAATATTATCTCTTATGAACGGATAGTATACTCCATGAAAAACATAGAATGACATAAATCTTGACTTTATTGGACTCGTGCGCAGTTGATAATTTACATAGTCATATGAATTATAAAAATAAGCTATCTCGATATAATCATTAAATTTAGGATGATATTGATATAATCCATTAAGAATTTTAAAATCATGGCTGGCTAAAGTATGATAATATCCTGAATTTATTAATTTTTTTGCGTTAGTTACATACATTTCATCTATTTTATGACTATCATAAATATTACCCTCATATATACCTTTTACCAATCTAACATGACCACGTCTGGTTAATAGGAAATCAATTTTATCACTGACAGACGTGTTATATGCTGCCAGTGTAATGCCGATATTTTTATAACCTTTAGATAATAATTTTAAATAGAAACTATATTCAGTATCTAATGTTTCTTTGATAATAGCCGAAAGCCATATAAAAATATTTTTCCTTTGAGCATAGTCTACAATATCAAGTAATCTTTTCCATTGTGTTTTTTTATCAAGAGCTAACTGTTGTATTTTTATAGACATTTTATTACGTTTATAAATGCTTCCAGGTTTACTTACTTTGTCTAAGTAATCAATTATCGAATAATATTCTTTATACGAGTTATTACTTTCACTAAAAATAGGTAAAATACTAAGACTTATGAGAAAATCATTATTCATGATTTTACTTATGACTTTTTCGTTATCAGAAAGTGTTGTTGAATAGTTAAGAACACGAACTAGGTACACTACCAGTAGGGCAAATATTATATATATAAGATAGTTAAGCATATTATATATATAGAACATTAAATTATAAAACCTATATTTAATCAATAAGATAAATTATTTATTGGCATACACTAAACCTCCCATTCCATTACGAATATCCAATAAATTATAGTTAATAAAATACACGGTCATATCATATTTATAAGTTTCGCTATATACAGAAGGTTCTTTAAAATTAATATTTAGAACAAGATTATCAATTTCTGACATGTTTAAAAATCCAGTAGGCTGTATTTTATTAGGATGTTTGGAAAATGAATATAATAATATATCATCTGTATCTATTCCCTTGTAATGATCATACAATTGAACTTTATTAAAATAGTTTGTTATCTTGTATTCTAATCTATTGTTGTTATCTATTTCAATGTTCATATCATCAATGATTCTTCTATCATAAAACTTGTTATTTTGTATATCTATTGACGGAATATCATTATATTCTCTGAATTTCCATATATCTAATAATAATTCTAGTTCTTCTTGGTTATACACTTTATCATTTT